TTGGCAAGCACAGATATTACACCCGATTTGCAAAACGTAACAGGTGTGATCTTAAAAGCTGCTTATCCATCACAAGAAGGTTTGCGTCCTGAAGAATATTGCTCTATTAGCCGTTTCCGTTTTTTTGTGTCATCTAAAGCAGCCAAGATTCCTGGAGCTTCAATGCTAGGTGCAACAGTCTACACTATTCCAATGTACGGACTAGAAGCGGCAGCTAAGATCGACCAAAACAGTTATTCAGCAATTTTGGGTTATAGACCACCTTACGTTGTTTCAAGCGTTGCGCAAAACAGTCAACTGTATGCGAAATTTGCGATTGCAAGAGCAATCACAAATCAAAACTGGATCAGCGGCTTAAACGTAACAGCAAGACTGTAAGGAGGACTCTATGGCTTTCACAATTTTAGACGGTGGATCTTTTGTATCCGATGGAACAGCTAAAAAAATACCACTTCCAAGCTCAGCGGATTATTTTAAAACTTGGAATATTACGCAAATGCCATTGGCTCCAGCAACACCTGTTGTTATTAACGGTGAATGGTTTGGATCAAAATTTGGTTCTGGTCAAACAGCTGCTAATGATGGCTTAAGAACAAAAAAATCAGCCAACACAAGCGTTATTAACATAGATACATTTGCAACAACAACAGCTTCAGATGGTTTTACTTATGTAACAACATCTCCAGTAGTTGAGGCACAAGCAGCTAATGCTATTACTGCTATTACTGCAGCTTCTCCAGCTGTTGTTTCGCAGACTAATACGTATGCTAATGGTGACATTCTTCGTATTTATAACACTACAGGTATGCTACAAATTGCAGGTATGCCATTTCAAATTTCAACTGTGTCAGGTTCTGCGTATACATTAATTGGTTTGAGAGCAGCAGGATTTGCTTTTGCGGCCACTGCAGGTAACACACGAAGAATTTCTAAATTTAACGCAGTTGATCCTGAAGTTGTGTACGTCACTGAAGTGACTAAAGCAACAAGTGCAGTTGTTAGATTTTCTGTTGATCCTACTGCTTATTATGTAGTTGGAATGAAAATGAGATTTAGCATTCCAGCGTCATATGGAATGGTTGAGTTAAATGGTTTGACAGGTGTAATTACAGCTTTATCAGCTGCAAATTATACTGCAACCATTGATATTGACTCAAGCGCATTTACAACATTTGCGTTTCCAGCGTCTGCAAGTTCTCCAACTGCTGCATTATTTGCTACAGCGGCTCCAGCTGGTGCTTACACCAGTTACAACCCTGTAACACTTGTTCAGACTGGTTATGACTTTAATAAGCAGCCGTTCCACACAGGTCAATTTACGCCTTATATGTTGCTTCCCGGGGGCGCACAGTCTCCTGCAGGAGCTGCTTCGGATGTAATCAACTGGATGTGCTATAAGCTTGAGGTTTGATAAGATAGAAGTTATTTAATAATAATGGTTGAGCGGTAATCCGCTCAGCCTTTTTCAAGGCATTGTATGAACTCAAACACATTCCTAGCACCAAGTCCAGTGGTTCCTGGGATGTTGCTTATATCTGCAATTACAAACACTAACCCAGCAATTATTAGCATAATAAATTCTATCTACAACACATATGTAGTTGGGCAATTAGTGCATTTAAATGTTCCTGCATCATATGGAATGTTAGAAGCGGACCAAAAAACAACTCAAATAACAGAAATTAATGCATTTGATTTTACAGTGGACATGAATTCCACGCAATTTAGTCCTTTTGTGGCGCCCAACCCATTGTCACTACCAACACCCAGCCAATTTTCTTCACTTTCTCCTGGCGGGTCAAAAAATTTATACAACACCTTAGAAGTGCCCTTTCATTCACTAACAAATACAGGTAACTAATGTCAAATGTGATTATGGCAACATCAACAGGCGAAGAGCATGGGCTTATTAACACCTTGGCTAATAGCTGCCAAGATAATGGTTTTAAACATATGTCACCTGAAAATAAAGCCAAGTGTGAAAAAGAAAAAAAAGAACACTCTAAAATGGTAAAAGCGCGTTACATCAATCATCGTGGAGCACACGAAAGATTAACTAAACCATATTGCAAATACGCTGGAGATCCAATAAGAATTTACCATTTGATCCCAGGAATTACCTATGAACTTCCTTTTGGTTTTGTGCAAGAAGTAAACGAACCGCTTAATAAATCGATGGTTAGAAGCGGTTTGGTTGGTAAAGATGGAGTTCCTCTAGCTAAAGATACGCCTGCGGATAAGTTACATGAATTAGTTCCGATATCATTCTAGAGGCATAATTATGGTTAATCCTGTATCAGCGCAAGATTCTACAGTCGAAGCAATCCGAACCAAAATAAGGCGTTTGACTGCATCGGCTAGTGAGTCTTCTTTGACTACCGTAACAATAGACAAAGCCATTAATACGTTTGTATTACAGGATTTTCCTTATGCTATCAAACTCGACCAAATGCGCTCGGTGTATACTTTTTTCACTCAGCCTAATATTGACCATTACCCTATTGACGTTAATTACAATCAAGGGCTTCGCGCTCCTATATACATAGAAGGTGTTCAGGGTAATTTTTTTAAAGACCGAGAACAGTTTTATAATATGTGGCCAAGATGGCCGACTAGATTTCAACCTATTAATGGCGATGGTATAACTACGGCTTTTTCCTTTACGATACCAGGGCCATTTTTGAGCCGGGAAGTCGTTTTGGGGGGAGTCGTAGACGTTAACGGAACTAATATTAGTGTTAATGATGATGGTTTTGGAAATTTACAGCTTCAAGTGCCAAATCCGTCTGTTTCTGTGCCAGTGCAATTTAATCCACCAATAACTAATGTCGCTATTCCTGGAATGAAAAACTTGAATACAGCCAATCCAGGTTTGAATAATGTTAATACACAAACACTAGATCCGTTTCTTGTGCCATATCCTGGAGGAATTGGGACTGTTGATTATATAACAGGAGTTTTTAACATAAATTTTCCTGTGGCTCCAGCATCGGAAACAATAATGACCCTTTGGGTAAGCCAATATAAAGTCGGACGCCCATTTAGTTTGCTTTTTTGGAATAACGAACTTACCGTTCGACCCGTTCCTAATTCTATCTACAAAGTGGAACTTGAGTCATATCTAACTCCTGTTCAATTTATGCTTTCAACGGATGTTCCAATTATCAATCAACATTGGCAATACATAGCATATGGAGCAGCCTCCGAGATTTTAAGAGAACGTCAGGACTTTGAAGGAGTGTCTAACCTGTCTGAAGGATTTATGCGACAAGAAGCTCTTGTTCTTGAGCGTCAGGGAGTAGAAGAGATTGGTCAAAGGAATAGTACCATTTACAATTCTACAATCCAGCAGGGCGGTTACAATCAGTTTTATGGCGGGTGGTTTTAGTGGCTTCTGTTTATTCGCCAATTCATATAAAAGGGTACCAACAAGGTTTAGTTCAAAGTCGCGAGAATTTTTTAATTCCAGACGACGCTTTTCCTGTGTTAAAAAACGCTTATATTTGGCGTGAGCGAATAAAACGCAAGCAAGGATATCAGATTTTAGGCAGGCTAAGGCGCGTGCTTACAGCACAAGCTCTTGGAAATTTAAACGGAGCTGGTGCATTTACAGGAAACATTAGAACAATATTTACCTTACAGACAAACGGATCAATTGAACCTGGAAGTGTCATTGTAACTGATGGAGTTAATACATTTACAGATAACGGATTTGGTGTTCTAATTGGCGCTCCTGGAGGTTCTGGAACAATAAATTACACTACAATGGCAATAACAATAACTGCGGGTGTTGCCGCTGCGCCAATAACTATAGATTATAATTACTTTCCAAATCTTCCAGCAATGGGACTTAGAACACGTGAACTTACTACAATTAATAATGAAGAACTTGTAGCTTTTGATCAAGTTTACGCTTATGTATTTTCAGGTTCTGGTTGGCAAGAATTCATTCCAGGGACTACATGGACCGGTTCAGACTCAGACTTTTTTTGGTCTACAAATTATTGGGTTGAAACAGCAACAAATGCCAGACTTTTTTGGGTGACTAATTTTTATACTGGAGACCCAATTAGGTATACTAACGGTTCTACTTGGACAAATTTTTCTCCCGTTGTTAATGCAGCTGGTGATTTACTTACTCAATGCCTTTGCATATTGCCTTTTAGAAGTAGACTTGTTGTTTTTAACACAATTGAAGGACCCATTGCGACTACTTATCCTCAAAGAATACGATTTGCAGCTATTGGTAATCCTTTAGCTGTAAACGCGTGGAGAGATGACATAACAGGTCAAGGTGGTTTTTTAGATATTCCTACATCTGAAGCTATTGTTTCAGTTGGTTTTGTTCGAGACAACCTTGTAATTTATTGCGAAAGAAGCACTTGGCAGCTTAGATACACTGGAAGATCAATTGCACCTTTTCAAATAGAAAAAGTAAACTCTGAACTTGGAGCAGAAGGAACATTTTCTACAATTCAATTTGATACTTCACTTGTTGGAATAGGAGATAAAGGAGTTGTTGAATGTGACAGTTTTAAAAGCGAACGCATTGATATCAAAATTCCAGACCTTGTTTTTCAGTTTAATAACGACAATTTTGGACCGCAACGCGTTCATGGTATAAGAAACTTTCAAAAAAGGATTGCTTTCTGGACATATCCTTTCAAAGATGACGAGCAAGAAGGCGATTTGTATCCTAATCGAAGATTGATTTA